CCAACATGAATGAATTGCAGAAGGCACGACAGATTCTTGATGCCCACCGCTATATCCAATTCATTTGTCTTGATGTAGCCAACGGATACACCGAAAAGTTTGTGCAGTATGTGGAGTTTATTCGCAAAACTTTTCCCAACCATATCCTGATTGCAGGAAATGTGGTGACACGAGAAATGACCGAAGCACTAATCCTAGCCGGTGCAAACATTGTCAAGATTGGTATCGGCCCAGGTTCAGTCTGCACGACACGCAAGGTTGCAGGTGTTGGCTACCCGCAACTGTCGTGCATCATGGAGTGTGCTGATGCTGCACACGGACTAGGTGGCTATGTGCTTTCGGACGGTGGGTGTACCTGTCCCGGCGATGTAGCCAAAGCCTTTGGAGCGGGTGCGGACTTTGTTATGGTTGGTGGACTGTTTGCAGGAACAGACGAAGCCGCAGGTGAAACCACCGAAGACGGCAAGGTGTTCTACGGCATGAGTTCTGCTGAAGCCATGAACAAGCACTCAGGGGGCGTGGCTACCTATCGTGCCGCTGAAGGCAAGAGCGTAGTGGTTCCCTGTGTGGGCAGCGTGGACGGTGTGATGCAGCAGATACTTGGCGGTGTGCGGTCGGCTTGCACCTATGTGGGTGCGGCTCGTCTCAAGGATTTGCCCAAGTGCACAACTTTTATTCGGGTGAATCGTCAACTGAATACTGTGTGGGGCAATGACTGATGTGTTTGTGTGGCCGCGAGTTTCAAGAGCGGTTGCTGCAACGGCAGGAAGAACTGCTTCGGCAGATTCGTATCCTGTCGGATGAATGCCACTTGTGGCGAGATGTGAGTGGTCGGTATCCCCCTGCAAGCATTCTGAAGTATATGCGTGAAACGGACGGCTGTGGATGGCAGGACAGTTTGAAGCGTGGAGTTACGGCTTTTCCCTCGTATGAAAACTTTTGGAGCAGACTAAAGTATCTGTTCAAGCGATAGGAGATTAAAATGGACAACAGTATTTTCAGAACACAGATTGTTAGGAATCCGCACAAGGGCAACACCCCGTGCGTTGCAGTTTTTGGTGTGGACACCCTTGAGATGGTGGACAGTTACACCCCACTAGAGATGGAAACCATTATTATGAAATTGACGGATGCACTAGACGACCTGCGTGTGCGTGTTCGCGTGGAAGCAGATTCGGGTCAGCCGTCACTCTTCTAAAGATATTCAGCCTCCGTAACTCAATTGGTAGAGTAGCCGACTTTTAATCGGTAGGTTACAGGTTCAAGTCCTGTCGGGGGCACTAAACGGAGATTACTATGAAAGACAACCCTTACAGCCAACTTGGTCACGGAGAGTTTCTGCGTTACCTTGCAAAGAATGACTATATGATTGATGGTCATTATTTGGCTGAAGGTGTTCGTCTACATGGTGTTGCAGATTCTTTAGAGTCTTTGGACACGAGATTTATTGAACTGTGGGAACGCTACAAGCATCTAGCAAAGATTGCGAATGAGTTGACGATTGAGAAGAACGCACGAAAACTCATTCTCACGGATTCTGAAACTGTGGTTGAGTCTTTGAACCAAGACACAGAACCTAATGCTGCACTCAAAGCCGCTGCCGAAAAGTACAAACATGGTGGTCAAGAAATGAACGAACATATCATTAGGCGATTACAACAGCAGCCCGAATGCTCCACAATCGCTAACTTCATGCAGGACGAAATCAATCGCTTGACCAAAGAGCGTGATGAAGCACTCAAGAAACTGTCACAGTATTCAATGGATAAACTCGCACAACTAGACGAGGAGTTGGGACTAAATGATTGATATTGCAGATGTGGTTTACGGGCTTGCGTGGGGTGACGAAGGCAAGGGCAAGGTGTCCGCAGCAATGGCTCACCAATACGATTGGGTGTGCCGATGGAACGGCGGCCCAAACGCAGGGCATACCGTGTGGGTAGACGGCAAGAAACACAAGACCCATATTGTGCCTTCAGGTATTTTCGCAGGTAAGCCATGCTTGATTGGGTCAGGATGTGTAATCAATCCCGACAAGTTCTTTGTCGAGATTCGTGAATTAAAACAAGCAGGATTTGATACCTCGCTTGTCAAAATTCATCCTAATGTTCATATAATTACTGAAGCCCATATCACACACGACAAACAGCACTTGGGGCATTTGGGAACCACTGGGCAAGGCATTGCTCCGTGCTATTCAGACAAAATGCTTCGTAGAGGCATACGAGCAATAGACTGCTTTGCATCTGATTGGATTTGGAACGGAGAAATGTCAGGCAAGATTTTGTGCGAAGGAGCACAGAGCGTATGGTTAGACATTGACCACGGAGACTACCCGTATGTTACTTCTAGCACTACTCTTCCTTATGGGGCTTGCTCTATTGGTTTTAGTCCGAAGCGAATCGGGCGACTAATCGGTGTTGCCAAAGCCTACGACACCAAGAGTGGAGTTGACCCTTTGTTCCCTGAAACACTTTGGGAAGACCCGCAGATTGACGCACTAATCCGCGAAGGTGGAGAGTACGGCACAACCACAGGTCGCAAGCGGCTTGCAAATTGGCTGAATCTAGACAAGTTGATTTCAGCGGTGCAGTTGTCGGGGTGTACTGAAATAATTATCAACAAGTGTGATGTGTTGCAACGGGTTGGTGTGTATAAAGTATTTCACAAGGGAGAACTGGTTCAATTTAAAGATTTGGGCGAGTTCAAAATGTATATGGTTCGTGAAATGTCTTACGGACAAATTGCTGACCTTCACGATATTCGTTTCTCAAATAGTCCCGAGACTATTTGATTCAAGTAATCAAAACAAATATGGAAAACTTGTCCAAGGGTATTGACATCACGGCAAATGATGCTATACTATGGGAGTACAAGTCAGCCAACGATGCTAACGGGCAGCATCCACGGCTCTTCTAATCACAAGCCCGCTTTTGGAGATACTCGTAATGAAGACTCGCAACTACACCGTTTCTGTGAATGTTGACCTCTACGCTGGTAGCAACGATGGCAAGTTTGATGCGTTTGCTGACCGCATCACTGGCACGAACATTGACCTTGTTCGTACCCGCGTGACCGATGAGGGTCGTGCGTATACCTTCAAGTGCAGCGAGCAGGGCGTGGCGATTCTGCTGAACCGTTGGACGAAGCGTCTCGGTTCGGGCATGAGCGATGCCACCGTCAAGGTGTTCACCGCCTAATCCAGTCGTTTCTGGTTGCATCTAGGGGTGGGCGTGTGACTGCTAAATTCTTCACACGCCCACCCTGTGGGTGTTTTGGTACTACACATTTTCAAGGAGATACACATGAGAAACAAGTTTTCTGTTTTCAGCACATACGCTCTACTGAGCGTGGTTGGTTTTGGTGGTTTCTGGTGGCTCGGTGGGGGAAAGGGTGCGGAAGGGCTAAATGCCACAGAGGCGTTTCTTGCGTTCTACAGTTTCCTGTGCACCACTGTGGTGTTCTATGCTATTGCTAGTCAGAAGCAGAGCATGGAAAACGCAATCGAAATGCTAAATGACGAGAACAACTCTCGTAACCGTGACATTGAGACGGTGTATCGCTATATTGACGGCGAGAACGAGAAGGTTGCTCGTCGGATTGACAGCGAGGTTGACACCATCAATCGCACGATTGACGCAACCAATCGCATGATTGACTCGGAAGTGGATTCTTTCAATCGGGAACTTGACCGAATCACCATCGGCAAGACCGAAGAGTGCTGCAAGGCTCTCTGAAACCCCTGTGACCTTGGACGACGGGGGGCTAACGCCCCCTTTCGTCTTTTTATGAACGCGAAGCGACTTCAAAGACTCTTGGAATATGCGTATCCGCTCTGCTTGAGCATCAAGCGGCAGAAAAAGCACATTTCTATCATTCTTCGTAAGGGTCGAATTGTGTCTATCGGGTGCAATCGCTTCAAAACTCACCCCATTGCAAAGGAAAAGGGGTACATGTTTGAAGAAATGCACTCTGAATTGGACGCATTTTTGAAATTGGACGCTCCTGAACGCGATTTGGTGCTGTTTAATGTGCGATTCAACAGTTTGGGGCAGATGCGGATGGCAAGACCGTGCGAACGGTGCATGCCGTGGTGCTACGGAGCGTTTTCGGAGATTTGGTACACCACAAATGAGGGGGTAATGCTGCACGGCAACACCCTGTTTCCGCTAAATATAGTGAAACCCCGACAGGAGAACGATGAAAATGAAGAAATTCTCACAGTACCTTGACCAAAACGGACTAAACGAGTGGATTTCACGCCGCGAAGCCGCTGAAACCCCTCTGGTTGAAGCCAAACTGTCTCGCGTGTTCCAGTATGTGGAAGACGACGGCAAAGATTTTGGTATTGTGAGTGCTTTCCGTGGTGAAAACTCTCGTGAAGAGAACAAGAAACTCCACGATGACCTCAAGAAGCGTGTCCGCGACATGGGATACGGTTACATTGAGATGAAGGGCGGCTACCAAGAAGAGGGTGGTGTGGTTGAGGAGTTGAGTCTGCTCATTCCCAACATCAAGAAGGAAGAAATAGTCAAGTTGGGTCGCCACTACAAGCAACACTCGGTCATGTACAAGAACGACCAAGACTTTTACTATATCGGCACTAACGAAAGTGCTGGTATTGGCAAGGTGCTTATGCGATTCAAGAAGGGCGAAGGACAAAACAACCTTGAACTAGCCAAGCACAAGGTGGTACAGTTCTTCTCGCAACTACGCAAAGGCCCACACAGCGGCAAGAAGTTTGTTTTCAATGTCAAGGACGAACCACAGCAGGGCGGTGAGCAAGAAAAGAGTGGTGAAAGTGCGTCTGCTGCACACAAGCACAAGGCAGGTGATGTGTGGAAGACCTCTAGTGGTCTTTGGGGAGCAATGGACGACGAAGGCAACTACGAGTATTTTGAAGACCAAGAGGGTGCTCGCAGATACGCCAAGAAGCACAAGAGCGGATACCGCATTCAAGAGCGTGAAGAGTGGAGTTTTGCAAAGGCTGCGTATCTGCGTCGTGGTGAAGACCCCAAGTGGATTACAATTTTTGAGGAATTAGACGCAGAAAACTCCTAAATAGTTTAGGAGCAAAATGTCTAAATCCCATAGTTCACGGGACAAATTAAAAAGTGCACTACTAAAAAATGCTGTTCAAAAAATACGGAACGGCGGTCGCTGTGGGTGTCTGAAAGACAAATCAAATATAAAGAAATCGCCAAAGGGGGCTTGACACTCTTCGGAATTGTGCTAACATATAGGTGAAAGGAATTCAAACATGAATCTCAAGACTCTCTTCGTTTCTACCGTCGTCTCTCTCGCCTCGCTCGCCTCTTCCGCGTCTGCCCAATGGGGCGGTACTTCGGTGGGTGTTGGTTTCGGAGGCTCGTATAGCCGAACCAGCATCAGCGGCCCTTATGGTGGCAACACTACCATTACCAACACCTCTCTTGGTGGTGGCATCGGCGTGGGCTACAATAGCGGCTACTACGGTGGCGGTTACGGTGGTGGCTACTACGGTGGTGTTCCTGCTCCCGCTGTGTTGCCGTACTACGGTGGCTGTGCACCCGCGTATGTGCCGTACTCGCCGTTCACGGGCTGCTACGGTAATCCGTACTACGCTCCTGCTGTCGTGGTTGCTCCCGTTGTGTACGGTGGCGGCTGTGGTCAGGCGTGGGTGCGTTGAACTAACCGACACTGGGGCCTATCGTCTAGTGGTCAAGGATAGGGGCCTTTCAAGCCCTTGACCGGGGTTCGAATCCCCGTAGGCTCACTTGTCTCTAGGAGAATCGTAATGATAAACAAGTTTCGTGAACTGAATCGTCGTCGCAAGCGTAAGTACGAGGCTCGTAAGAAGACCCGTCAAGCGGGTTTGCTGAATGCCAAGAAGGACACTCTCCGCAAGTTGGAAGCGGTTGACCGTCTTCCTGCTTGGGTAAAGAGTGAAAAGGGCATCTGAATTTGGGGCAGGTGTCCGAGCGGTTGAAGGAGCAGCATTGGAAATGCTGTATGCGAGTAATCGCATCGTGGGTTCGAATCCCACCTTGCCCGCTGCTTTGGCTCGTAGCACAACGGCAGTGCGATTCGCTGTTAACGAATAGGTTGCTGGTTCGAATCCAGCCGAGCCAGTTGGCGAAGTAGTTCAGTCGGCAGAACAATCCTTTCATACGGGATAAGTCGTTGGTTCGATTCCAACCTTCGCCATTCCTTTGTGGTGTAACGGTAGCACAGGAGATTTTGGTCCTCCTTGTCTTGGTTCGAATCCAAGCGAAGGAACGGGAGTGTACTCAAGCGGACAACGAGGGCAGACTGTAAATCTGTTGCCATTCGGCTACGGGGGTTCGAATCCCTCCGCTCCCATTTTTGATTGTAAAGAAACAGTTCAACATCGTCATCAAGCCAACATACCAGTATGGAAACACTAGAACTCATATCTTACGCCATCGGAGCAGGGGCTGCACTTGTTGCAGGACTGCTGAAACTGTATCACATCGGCTACGCACGGGGTTACGATGACGGCAAGCACTGCGGCTTCACCGAGGGACTGTACGCTGCTGCCAAGCGGGAGGCTCGCAAGCAACAGCATCAGTGGCTGCAATCGGTGTAATCAGAACGATAGAGTAAGGTTTAGTCGCGGTCTTACGCTTACTCGCTTCACTTCTGTGTTCATGCCGCTTCGATTTTCTGACGCGGTGGCTTGTTTGGTGTACAGACGAAGCCTGTTGTTCTTTGTACGCTCATCCGAATAGAAATCTACAGTATACGATGTTGCGTTGTTTGGTGTAACCGTGGGTGTATATCCAAAAATTACGGTGTCGTTTGGATTGAGTGTACTCAAATCCGTGACAAGTGATGTATCAGGAGCAGAAAATTCAACTATTCCCGAGCCAGCAGACACAGTTCCTGTGCAAGTGAATTCTGCTGTTGTGTGTGTACAAGCAGAAATGCCTGCACTGCTGCCCGAAATCACCATCTGAACACCATTTTCACTTGTTCGCTTGTCTACGAGCGTGTATGTGACCGCAGTTGTGTTCAGGTCAGGCAAGAACATGGAAAATGTGTTGCCAATAGACACTGAAGCGTTGAATGCTGACCATCGGCGGGCTGATGTTGTGTCGGGATCAGCACTTTCAATCGTCAAATACGATAAGAACGGCTCAATTTTAATCAATACGCCTTCGGTATTGATGGAATTGGTGTCTCCTGCACCCAAAAACACCACATTCGTTTGTTTTTTGGCTCCCAAAAGCGGTGATGCGGCTTGCTGTGAGTGGAATTCCATCACTTTAGGTGATGGTTCGTTAGATTTAATCAATAAAGAAAAGTTTGGTTTGGTGGTTCCTTTCCAAATGTTTACAAATGGAGTAATATCGAAAGAAACATTTTCACCAGACCATATTCCTGTTTGCGTAATATTTTTTGCAAGAGGCTCTATTGAACCCCCAGAAGTCCATGAACCTGTGTTTGCGTTTGGTTTTCTAGATGGTTTATCCCAATACACCGAACTAGTAACATCAGAATCTAATGGGAGCATTACAGCGTAAATTAATCCACCTGTTGCTCCGTCTGCCGAACTTAAAGTAAGAGAAGAGTGCAGAACAGAATACTCACTATTTGAAATATACGCAGAGTTTGAAGCAAGTGATGTATTAACATCAGATTTAATGTCAATAATCACCACCCCATGAAGTGTTTCAAAAGTAGAAACTGTGTTTTCTATTTTTCTCAAACCAATTTTAATTGTTGGTTGGTTTGAGTATAGTATATTGTTATCAATTCCTGATTTATATTGAAAATGACTCATGCTGTTATCCGTTTATAAAAGTTACGAATTAATATCCGTATCCTCCACCCCCTGAAGGCGGCGGTGGTGGCGGTGGTGGCGGTGGCGGCGGTGGCGGCGGTGGCGGTGGCTCGAACGGCGGCGGTGTCGGCGCGGGAGCGGGTGCGGGTGCAGGCTCGGGTGCGGGCGCAGGCGCAGGCGCAGGCTCGGGTGCAGGTGCGGGCGCGGGAGCAGGCGCTGGCTCGGATGCAGGCGGCGGCGATGAAGGTGTTTGTTCCTGTTGCTGCTGCGGCGGCGGTGGTGGTGCTGGTGTGGGTGGTGAGGTAATTAAAACCTGAAATTCTAAAGTATAATTAGTGTTGACACCTAACTGCTGTACCCTCACTGTATAATTGCCAGAATTATACGGAGATGCTCCGCTCAAAATTTCTTGATTTATATTTACAGGCCCAAAATGTTGTTGTGCTAACATTAAATTAGGATTGTTTCCCGAAGTCCACGCACTACCAGTTTGTATGCCTAACCAAGCAATATTGTCAGAAGAACTGTAACTTCTAAGAAAAATCTTATCTAATATCTGATTTTCCCCTACAAGGAAGGTAAAATAATCACTATTTCCACCTACAGATGCAATAACTAAGCCGTTACCGTTATTCAAAGTTGCAACAGTTGGTGAATCAGCAGAATTGGAAAGAGGTCCGTTTGTGTTTTCATTCCAAATAGTATATCCTGAATTATTGAGAGTCTCTGTAGTTGTAGTTGTAAGCGTAGCGGATTTTTGATGTGGAGTGTTGTCGTTTTGCAGTATGAATTTACCTGCTTCGCTTTCATATACTAACACTTGCTCGGTGGAAACAAAACTCGTTATGTACGAGTCTTTAATAGATACGATGTTGTCTACCACCACATCTATTGTTGTGTTGGTGGTATTGTTATTTTTTGTCCAGTATTTGTGTTGTTTTTTCATCAGGAAGCGTAGAACGAGAAGGTCATGCCTGCACCGGTGTTGTGCGGTGCAAAGGACGCGGAATACGCAGGGTAGAACACCTTGATCTTGTTGATGTTGTCCACTTCAAAGAACATTTCGTCACCGTGATACATGGTGTACGATTCTGTTCCTGCGGTAGCACCGTAGATGGCTGCATCTGCTTCAGAAATTACGCACATGAGTTCATTTTGTGAAGCGTTGGCTCCTGTTGCTATTCTTGAAACCTTGATGCGAATACCGACAGCACAAGTAAAGCCTGCGTTTCCGTTGTATTCGGTCAGGTTCTTTGCGGTGTTGCTTATATAGTTTGTGCGAGCCATGAAGGACGGTTGTAGAGTATATGCCTCAACCGCTACTCCAATTGTTCCGCTGCTTGTGTTTACAGTATTGGCTAGTGTTTGAAGTTGTGTATTGACTGCACCCTTGATTAGACTGTACAGAGACAGCGAATCGTTGAAGTCTAGTGCGCCCACGCTTACTGATGGGTCGTATAGTGCCTTCTTGGTGGCAACCAAGAAATCGCTGTTGGTCTTGAGTTGAGCAATCTTGGTGTCAAAGTTGCTTTGGGTCACAAGAGTAGATGACTGTAGTTCAACAGGCAGAAGTCCACCCGAGTACCCCTTCACAAGAACAGGGCCATTTGCAGTATCGCCTGCAACCCATACCCCTGTAGCAGCATAGGTTGAACCCGCTACCTGAATGGGATTGTTGTACTCTTGAGAAATACCAACAGCAGCACCAAGAGTAACATTGGCTGTGAACGAGATTCCACTGTTTACGAGATATGCGTTAAGAGCAGCACCGCTCCATCCTGCTCCAGTAATACCGCCTACTCGGGTCAGGTTGCCGTTAGACAGTAGGGCAGTAATATAAGTGGGAACTGTTGCAAGAGACGCATCATCGGCAGCACCTTGACCAACCACAACCACATCGTCTGTGGTGTAGTCCAGTGCACGAATGCTCAGGTTTGTTGCGGTTACGGTTACTCCGTCAATTCCGCCGCTGAACGATTTCACATTCACATTGAGTGCATTACTTTCGGTGTATATTGGTTCGGCAGTTGCACCTGTAAATCCAAACAGTCCCACAGAAACGGTAGACGCTGTGCCACCGCCGTATACTGTGACTGTATCGCTAGCAGCAGTTAGCCCGCGAATGCTTACGGTGCTGAAGGTTACACCTACTGCGGTGGCTCCGCTAACACCAAATATTGCAACGCTTCCTGTGATGCCGAAAGACCCGCTTACTGGCAGAGCAGACGATACTGTGATGCCTATAGGGAATCCACCACTCAAGCCTTGAACTGCAAGGTAGTCACCAGCAGTTGTTCCGAGTGTGTCTCCACCCGCAAGAGTTCTTATACTAAATGTGGCTCCACTAGCAGGAGACACAACCACGGTTCCAACAGTAACACCAATAGCAGTAGCACCACTAACACCAGCAACAGTTAGAGTATTCAGATTTCCTACAACTGTGGTTGTTAGGGTGCTGTAAATTCCATTAGTGTAATTGTAAGTGGGCCACGCTCCACACAACCCAACAGGAAGTGGTGCACTATTTGAAACATAATTTACAGTATCGTTTGCACCGTAAGCAACCTTGACAATCTGGTGATGTGCAGTTTCTCCTGCACCTACGGGCTTGACATAATCGCTGGCTATGGTATAAGTAGTACCGCTAGTAACAATGTCGTAGTTGTCGCTGGTTGCTCCCATTGGATATTTTTCTCCGTCTTGGGGGTGTTAGAATCCTAAATACTGCTAACTTATGTATAAAATTGAAAGTAGGTCTGAAATGGAAGTCAATAACGCACGATTCCCCAAAGAAGTGGAAACTTATGTTGAAAAATACGGAGTTTCGTATATTGATGCGGTGATTGCGGTGTGTGAACGCTACGGCATAGAACCACAGGTTGCTGCCAAGTTTTTAAATAAACCAATAATTGAGCGGCTTCGTGCAGAGGGGCAGGGGCTAAACCTGCTTCCAAAAAAAGCAAAACTTCCTATTTGACACTTGACACATCACGGGGTGTAGGGTATAGTACCTATATACCTGTGTCTGAATTGTTCGTCTACACACAAACACACAGTACAACAAGTACAAGGAGATACGCATGAGTTTCAAGGATATGAAGACCCGTTCCAAGTCCCCCACCTCCTATCAGTCGCTCGCGGCTGAAATGGAGAAACTGAACAAGCGTTCAGAATCGTACAAGGACGACCGTTTTTGGAAGCCTGCCTTGGATAAGGCTTCCAACGGATACGCAGTAATCCGTTTCCTGCCTGCCGTGGAAGGCGAAGACCTGCCGTGGGCACGAGTGTGGAATCACGGTTTCCGTGGTCCAGGTGGATGGTATATTGAGAATTCGCTCACCACCATCGGTCTGAAAGACCCTGTTTCGGAACTGAATTCACAGTTGTGGAACAGCGGTAGCGACGAGGACAAGAAGTTGGCTCGTGACCGCAAGCGTCGCCTTTCGTATGTCAGCAACATCTTGGTGGTGAATGACCCCAAGAATCCTGAAAACGAGGGCAAGGTGTTCCTGTTCCGCTACGGCAAGAAGATTTTTGAGAAGATTCAGAGTGCTATGAATCCTGAGTATCAGGACGAGAAGCCCCTGAACCCCTTCGACTTCTGGGGCGGTGCAGACTTTAAGTTGAAGATTCGTCAGGTGGACGGCTATGTGAACTACGAGCGTAGTGAGTTCGCGGAGGCTGCTCCCCTGCTTGGTGGTGGTGACAAGGCTCTAGAGGAGTTGTGGAAGAAGCAGCATCCTCTCAAGGAGTTCACCGACCCCAAGAATTTCAAGTCCTACGACGAGTTGAAGACACGGCTCCACGAAGTTCTCGGTGGTGATATCCGTGCGTCTGTCAACGAGTCCGCTGCAAAGGGCGGTGCGGAATCTGCCTCTTTTGATGATGAGGATGAAACCCCGCGTCCCCAAACGCGGAAGCCCGCTGCTCCTCCTGCTCCCAAGCGAGAGGTGAAGCGTGTGGTGGAATCCGATGACGAGGTGGAGGATTCGCTCTCATACTTTGAGAAGTTGGCTGGCGACGAGTAAGCCACCTGCCTAGCAGCATGAAAAGGGCACACTTCGGTGTGCCTTTTTCTTTTATCGGAGTGTGCTTCTCTCCATAGTCTTGAGAGTTGCTTCACTGTTGCGAACACGCAAGTCGTCGTTGTAGTTGTTGACCACGGTGTTGCTTTGATTGTACATGGTTTGAGATGCTGCTCGTGTTTGTGCTACAAATGACGCTTGTGCTTGTGCTTGTTTTGTTGCGTAATCACGAACTTCTTCCACACCACGACGATTCATTTCCATAGCACTTGCTTGTTGCCCTGCGGGTGTTGCTGCTGTTGGAGTGGGAGAAATTGTGCCTGTCGTTGGTTTTGTCGCCTCTGCTCCCTCTTTTGGTGTTTCGCCTACTTCTATTAGGCTTCCAACACCTGGGATAGATGCTGCAAAATCGTATATTCCTTTAGGCCCAATTAGTTCTGCAAGTTGATTACCTACCCATTCTCCACCCATAGCACCAGCCACTCCACCTAAAACTGTCCCAACAGGGCCAATGGCAGTTCCAAGCCCACCACCAATAACACCACCAACAGCCGCACCAAATCGTTTGGCTATTTCAGCACCAATCATTTCTTTCTTTTGTTCGGGTGGAATTGTTGGGTCGTTTTTTATTCCATAGATGTTGAAAGCACCAATAATTCCTTCTATTGCAGCAGTGATTGGGCCGAGTGTTTTTAGCCCTCCCAATATTTTCCCAGCATTTCCTTTCAAGAATTCAACAGGGCTTGCTACTGCTTTTGCCACCGCTGCTGCTTCTCCAGCAACGGCTTTTCCTGCTTGTAGAGCAGAACTGCCCGCAGATTTTATACCTTCCCACGCTGAACCCAACCACGACCCTCCTGTTTTTGCAACACTAGATGCAGCACTAGCCATTCCGCTAGCAGCACCTTCTGCTGCCCTTCCACCAAACCCAAGCATAGATTTGGCTCCTTGCAAACCTTTAGATGCTAGTCCTTTAACACCTTGCCATCCTTTTTTGAGTCCAAAATCAGTTGCTTTGTTTGCTGCCCAGTCGGTTGCTTGAGACAGTATTCCAGGTTGTCCTGCTGCGGTGTCGGCTCCACCGCCCATTCCAAACATGCCAGCCAATCCTGCTAGCAGACCGCCACCACCCAACATGCCTGATAGAGTTTTTCCAAGTCCACCAAACAGTCCTTTTTGTTTTTCGTCTGCTTTGGCAACACCAGCCATGTCTTTCATGGCTTTTTCTTTTTCTCTTAATGCTTCTGTACCAGACTTCTTGCCAACAACACCTTCTTTGATGGCACGAACATCGGCAGCAATTTGCCCTAGTGTGGTTGACTCGCCTGTAGCCAATCCTGCTAGTCCTGCTCCAGCAGCACCGCCCACCATACTGCCTAAACTGGTAGCCCCTGCAAAGGGAGGCATTCTTCCGCCACCTTTGCCCTGAAGAATTCGTTCCAATTCATTCTGTCTGCTGCCTGCTTGAGAAATGCTTTCAATTCGTCTTCCAGCATATGATTCTAGTTCTTCTCGTCCTGCTCGCTTTTCTTGTAGATAATCTCCAAGCAAGCCACCAACTAGAGGAATCTGACGAACAATTGCTTCGGGTGCAGCCTTTAATGAAGTAGTCAATCGTTCTTTTCCAAATGCAGCAAAACCAGTTCTTTTTCGCAAAGCATCTTCAACTGGTTTTATGATATCTGCTATTTTTTTGGTTACATCAGATTTGTCACCCGTTGTTTTTTCAGCAACCTCTCGGATGAATTTTAGTTTGTTGTATATGTCTACTTGTTCTTTTCTGTCTTTGGAACGAACTGCTCGTTCTGACAAGGCAAGAGCAGATTCAATTACTGCAAAGTTTGCGGCGTTGTTTGGGTCGTCAAGGTCTTTTAGACGCTCACGATTTTCTCTGACCAATTCTTCAATTTGTGCACGAACACCTTTTGTTCCGCCTTTGCCCAAAACGGTAGCAGACAGTTCGGTGTCTCCACCCGATAGTTGTTTTTGTTTTTCTAGCAAGGCTTCCAAAATGCCGATTTTCTTTTCGACTTCGGCTTCAGCATTTTTTACTTGTGGCGGTGTCTGTGGCACAGAGGGCACAACAGCAGGAGCAGAAGTAGCGGTTTTTGTTGAAGCAAATCGTCCACCAACCCGTGGAACAGTACCTCGCCTACCTCTACCTGGACCTTTTTTTGCCATTTACTGGTTTCCTTGCCGTTTTACCCGTTCCTTCTCTTCTTTCAAGAATTGAATTAACAAATTTATGTATACTTCACGCTCCCAAGGAACCAACTCTTCAATTTCTGAAAGAGAGTACTTATGGTGATGAATTAGTGAAAAATTAGTCTGGTAGTACGCTGCCAGTGTGTTGTGGCAGAGTGCTATTGAAAAAAATCAGCCACAGACTTCACCTCCATTTCCACTTTCTCTTTACAACTAGGGCAGGTGTATTTAAAAGCGTAGTGGAGTTCTGGTGTGGTTTTCACATACTGCATAATCTTTTCAAACTGGTCTGGTAGCAAGTTGTCCACAAAGTCTGCTAGTTCTTTAGAGTCTATGTCTTCTTTTTTGTGAACTTCGTCGTTTAGTACAACAGCATCAATACAGTCTTTTGCCACACCAAAAATAGCGTCAACCTCTGACTTGCTGTAGTCAATATCGTGCATAGACGGATACTTTAATATGAGTGATAGTGAATCGCTGATTGGAACTGTGGAGTCAATATTTTCTTTTTCTACCCGTTTCACCTTAACATCAGCCAAGTTTATTTTGATGTTTGCTTTGTGTTGGCACTTGGAGCATGTGATTTGTGGCTTTACTTCTTCACCAACAGACTTCATACGAATCTGCAAGAAAGCGTATTCCGCATCAGCAGTACACAGTTTTTTGGTGTCCACCATTCCGTCTGTACAGGCAGATATGATGTTACGCATTGCGTCCACAATCTGATTCATATCACCAGACTGTGCAGCAACCAGTAATACCTTTTCTTCTTTCACAACGAATGGTCTATATTTTGCCACTAATCCAGACACAGGCAGAGTCATGGTATAGGTTGGCAATTGTGCAGACGCTAGTTTCAGTTTGTTCATGGTATCTCCGTTCAAATGTAGATGTTATAGTATTTAGCAGGTTTACGGACGACCGTTGATTACTCCGTTTACAGAGCCGTCGATACCTCGTCTCACAATTCTGCCAGATGATGGGTCGCGTTCGAACCACTGTCTCGGCCCTTGGTCCCTTGGATTGCCGTATACGGGTGGTAGGAATTGGTTGAATATTGGGCTGACTTGATTTGGATTTGGTTGAGTTGGTTGTGGCGACAATGAAGGAACAGGAAGTGGAACAGAATTGCTTGAGAATATAGGAGTGTATTTTCTATATGCAAGAGTTATGTCTTGTGTTGCCATCTCGTTATCTTTTTCGTACCCCATCATAATTTCTCCGATTTGCTTGGGATACACTTCTTCAACCACAGCGGTGTAAATCACTGTGTCTGTTTTGTCTAGCATTCGTATTTGCATGGTTGTGGCGTACTCGTAATAAAAGGAGAACTTGTAGTTTTGGGGGTCACATATGCCGTTTAGCCAAATTTCAAAAAATACTCGCTCACGAAGGTCGCTTGATAGAAGATATGATATTGCTAAGTCGCCTGAATACAGCGGCTCATATGGCATCTGTCGTTGCGGGCCATAGAATCTGTAATTTTGTGTTGTGAGTGACCGTCCTGGAACAGACACAGAGTTGCATCTTAATGTCAGAGATTTGGACAGTAGTGGAGACAGACCAATATTTACGCCAGGTGGTGGAAGAATTTCAACCTCAAATCGGTTTACATACGCAATACTGTCACGCACGATGCTCTGCATCATTTCGTTGATGTTGGATGGAATGCTAGACATTAACGGTTTCCTGACTGTATAGTTGATGTGTAAGACATACGGTGAATACCCATTTTTCTGCCTTTCACAAACAGAGCAAGGTCAACATCTACTAAAACATCCCAAAATTCAGAAGGTATAACTATGGGTCTTTTTCTCAATCCCCCTATTACATATCGTCGGTAGCAAGGCTTAAAGAATGCAAATTTTCTTGGGCCGTCTAGAACAGAATACGACACTCCTAGACGAGTCGCGGAATCATCTCCTGCCCTTTTCATTGGGAGTTTGGTTTCCATAGCGTCAAACAGCAGCCGTCTCCATTTTTGAGAAATGTAGTGCAGGTTCAACCCTTCAAACCCGTCGTTGTGAACTTTAGTGATTACTACCAACGGAAACACATCATATGCTTTGGCAGACCTTAAAAATCTGTCGTCTTGTGGTTTATATTTAAAAAACACCATTTGACCCACCATGAGTCGTGATGGTGTGCGTAGTTCACCTATGCTGTTCAAATATTTTAATAGTTGAATATACGATTGGTCGGTTCCACCCAATCCTGCGATAGTTTCTTCCAACAGAGACTTTAGTTCTCGTGTTTGTTTTGGTGTTGGAGACGGGTTCATACTTTATGACGAAACAGGTCGTCCTCTGTCAACACACGAAACTCCCATCCTCTACCCTCTGCCGCAGTTTTGGCTGCTGCCCATTTAGCCTTGTTGGTAATCCATGTGCGGGCTTCGTTAATGTAGTTTCGTGATTGACGCTTGGGTTTTTTGGGTTCTTGTGTCTGCTTTTTTGGCTTCACCTCTATCAGCATCGTTTTCACCCCACCGTCGAGTGTTCGCATTTCCACAATAAAGTCTACGAAATAGCGGTGGGGTTTACGGTCTAAAGGACTGATGTACGGTATAACCACCTCTTCAGACCCCCAACGAATAACTGTTTCGCTCAAGTCACAAAATTTCATAAATCGGCGTTCCCACATAGAACGATACACTATTTGGGTTGGGTTTCCCATATACTTGGTTGGGTTTGTAGGCTTGAAAAATCCTTTATAGGGCATATAGATATGTAGAAGACCTAAAGGAAAAAATAGTCAATGGCTGAAGCAACACCACAAAACGAGTCGTCTCTGCCTATTGTTGCGGGTCGTCCGTCCAATTACGGAGAGATACGCAGCCAACTAGTTGGCCCAAACAGCGGCGACCCCATAATTGCTGCTCTAGAGAACACCCCGAACCTGAAACGAGGAAAACGGGAACAGCCATCTATAATGAAATATCCTGAAGACATAGGAACTGGACAGGTTCCACATGTCATGCAATTCAAGATATTTTGGAGGTGGGAGCGTCCAGACCTAAAAAATAAACTAGACGAAGCAAAACAAGAGAGTGAAAGAAAAAGCGAAACTCTAAAAAACCTAATCGAAAACGGAGACTTTGAGAATTATGATATAACCAGTCTTGCACTTTCTGGAGGAACACCAGAAGATGCGAGTCACATATCAGAGATATTGAACGACGCTCGTTTGGGTAAAATAGCGGGTGCAGACAATCTTGGTAATGGAATCCGCAACATGGAGGGGTGGGAAGTCAAGTCTGTGCTTGAGCAGGCATACGCGAGCGAACAGAGTCGAGTCAAGACCATAGACGCAAACTCTCAAGAACTGTTAGGTAAGCAGGGTCAAGACGCAGACGAGCGTTTGGCTTTGCGTTCAGGATTTAATGAGGTATTGGCAAACACAGACCCAACTACTGCTGGTTTACGAACCGCTGGGGCAGTTGTTGCTGGAACTTTGATTGCTAACCGAGACACAATAATATCTGCTGCACGAAGCGGTGGGGCTGGTGCAGGATTCCGTGCCTTGGGTGGGCAGTTGTTGAGAGGTGCAGGTTACGGTGCTGCTGCTGGAGCAGTAACAGGTATTGCTGTTGCTTTAGCAAAATACACACAGGCAGCACCAGTTTATGACCAAATGGTTTCTGTTTATCTTCCAATGTGTACAAAAATAAATCAGACTGATGTGTTTACATACAAAGACGCAAGCATGTCTGTTGCTAGTGGACTTATGGACATTCTTGGCGGACCAATAAAAGAATCTGCAACACAAGCAATACAAGGACTGGCTGTAAAGGTTGGAGACACCAAAGGACTTGGTGATGCAGTTTCTTCTGTGACTGGAACTGTGATAAATCCAAGACTAGAAAAGATATTCCGAGAAAAGGGTATTCGTGAATTCAATTTCACATGGGAGTTTTATCCACGCTCTCCAAGAGAGGTAGAAGAAATTAGAAACATTATAGACACTCTTCGCTATCACTCCCACCCTGCTATTTCTATGGATGCAGATGCACACAAAGACGCAACTCCAGAACAGAAACAAGCACACACCAAAATAATGTTGAGAGTGCCTGCTGAATACGAAATACGATTCATGTCATCCAGTGACTCTCCCAACTCTGTGGGATATCAAGAAAATCCTTATATTCCAAAAATAGGCAGGTGTGTTATTACAAACATTCAAGCGGATTACACGCCAAACGGTGTGTTTTCAACATTCAAGAATAACGCACCAACTGCTGTTGTTCTAACCATAACAGTTCAAGAAGTCACTCAACTCACCCGCGAACATGTCGAGGCTGGATACTAATGTATTTCTCAAAGTTCCCCCTACTATCGTATCCTTCATTTTCTTCGGCTGATGACAGCAAGCGGTTGGTTGCTGCTCGTAACATTTTGCGTCGTGTTGCCATGAGTGAAGAAACTAAATCTGCTCGCGGAGCGTTTGTGGAATACAATGTTAAAGACGGCGAGCGTCCAGAGCAAATTGCTAGTCGAGTTTACGGCAACCCTGATGACCACTGGTTGATTCTGCTTGCAAACGATATTCTAGACCCATATCACGATTGGTACAAATCCTCCACAGCAATGGAAGAGTATGTGAATAAAAAACACAGCGGCTACTCTGTCTTTTTCACCAATTCTAGCGATGAGTTTTTGTACAATAGCAGCATTTATGAAGGTTCTACTTTGTCACAAGGAGATGTTTCGTCTTCTGTGGTTGAATACCAGCCAAACCTTTGCAAAATTGTTGTTGGTTCTTTTTTCAACACAGGAACCGCTACGATTGGACTGACTAACGGCACACAACTCACGGTGAAGATTCACAGAGTGTTGCCTTCGTATATTGCAGCACATCATTTTCAAATGGTTGGGTTTACTGCCACAGTCGGACCAACTGGAGAAAATGGAGCAGAAGAAATACCACAAGCAGACCCATTCGCTTTACAGACCAATCAATACACAGACTACAGTAAATTGGGAGGGCTTGGTCTTGGTAATCCTGTAACTGGAATACGCACAAGCACAGGAGTATCAGGGTCAGTTGCGTTGTGGGAAACCTATATTGGAAAGTATATGGGTATATCTGGGAGTGCTGTGGACATCTACGCAGTTTCAAATGTTGTGCACGAAACGAACACAAATGAGAGAAAAAGAAAAATAAAGGTGCTACATCCGAGATATGCCGATAGTGCAAAACGAGAATTTGAGGCTCTGTTGAGAATCTAATCTATGCCAACTATGCACGGCAGCAATCTTGTAAAGGCTGGAGACTACAAACTTTCAAAGTTGGTAATGCGTTCTCTTGTGATTCCAAAAACTATAGACATAGTGAATCTATACACCAATATAGAAATATTTGAAGACATGTTTTCCCCGTATATGTCTGGAACTATTTCTATGAACGAGTCTTTCAATTTGCCTGAAGTTTTTCCCATAACAGGGCAAGAGATAATTGAGTTAGAATTCAAGACAGATGTGGAACAAGTAAAGCCTGTAAAAAAACTGTTTCGTGTCTACAAGATAAGCAACCACAAACCAGACCCTAACGGAAAGGGTCAAATGTATACGCTTCATCTAATTAGTGAATCTGGACTTATAAACCATTCTCAATACTGTGGATATTTCGTGAGCGGAACTGTGTCGGATATGGTTGCACAAGTAGTAAAAAAACATTTTCCCGAGCGTTTGTGGAAAGACCGTTTTGAAGTAGAACCAACCAAAGACAACTATTCTTTCGTTCTCCCTAAAACATACAGCCCATTCAAAGCCATTTCGTGGTTGTCAGACAAGGCTTTAAATTCTGTAGCATCAGACTACAGCCCTTTCTTTTTCTTTGAAACTTTTGATGGCTATGTGTTCAAGAGTGCAAGCAAGATTATAAAAGACGGCTCTGCTTCTGTTCAAGACTATTATTACATCAAGGACAAACTCTCCGCTCCTGATGGCTCGCCCTCAAGCCTACCTGTTGATGGTCCTTTATCTGCTGTGTTTCATAGAGTTCAAGCACTTGAAGAATTGAACCGCTTCAACATGGCAGAAAACATTATGAGTGGAATGGTGTCGTCTTGTTTGGTTGTTCACGACCTACTAAAGAAAGAAAAACGGGAACAAAATTTCAGAGAAGAGGATGTGTTCAAAGACACTACTAGATTGGGAGACAAGCCACACTATAAACCATCAGAAGAAGAAAATCGTTTCTTTTATGATGTTGCTTCTACTTATTTTTATCTGCCAGTAACCACATTTACAGCATACACAGAGGCAAACAGCATCACAGATAATATGAAACACGAAGACTATTTCCTAAAACGAAAATATGCTCTGAATTCTTTGATGACTCAAAAGATAGCAATAGACATTTATGGAGACAGTACCAAGCGTGTGGGACAGGTAATAAATCTATACACACCAAAACAATCAGCAGACCACGCAGTTCAGCCAGACAAAGCAGACAAAAACTTGAGTGGACAATATCTGATTACTTCTATTCGTCACTCGTTCTCTACCGCATACAGTTGCAAACTTGAATTGTCTAGAAATGCAATGAGGGTGTAATGAAAACATTCACAGGAAAAGAAGGATTTGTGTGGTGGCACGGTGTAGTGGAAGACACAGCCGACCCATTGTTCTTGGGTAGGTGTCGTGTTCGTATTTTTGGTTTTCATAGTGAGAATACAGCGGAACTGCCCACCACAGCCCTGCCTTGGGCGTATCCTATGCAGCCTTTAACCAGTGCTGCACTTTCAGGAATTGGAACATCTCCTACTGGATTGCTTGCTGGTTCACATGTGTTTGGGTTTTTTCGTGATGCCGAAGAAGGGCAAGACCCTGTAATGATAGGGTCGTTTGGTGGGTATCCACAACGAGAAGCAAACACTAGCGTTGGTTTTGCTGACCCGTCTGGGCGGTATCCTGCCAAAGCAGAAGATGTGGAAAGCGGGTTGTTTCCAATCGGCGTTTCTGTTATAAAAGAAACAGACACTAATCGTTTGGCTAGAAATGACGCGGATGCTGTGGGAGAAGGCACGATAGTTCAAAAGAAGATTGTAGAAGCAAAACAAAACATACAGAGCACTCCTGGAATCAAAGACGGCAAATCACAATGGAGTGAGCCTACCACACCGTATAATGCTGTGTATCCAAAAAATCATGTGCTGTATACCGAGAGTGGACACATTAAAGAATACGATGATACCCCAGGTGCTGAACGCATACACGAGTACCACAAGTCGGGAACATTCACAGAGGTGGGAAACGGTTGGGAAACCAGCCCTGACGGAACCCGAATGCAGAAAATAGTGGGCGACGATTACGAAATCTGCTTGGGTAACAAGAAGGTGTATATTGGTGGCAAGGAGGGGCTGAATGTGGTGGTTGACGGGCCTGTTAATCTTACCATCAACGGCAACGGCAGCAATATTCAAATAGACGGCAACATCAACATTTTTGCAAAAGCAGAAGTGAATCTGCAATGCGAAGGCAAGTTCCGTGCATCAGGCAAACAGATGGAATTTTTCGCTGCTGACAGCATTGCGTTTTCTGGCAAGACTGTGGAGTTTATCTCTGACGGTTCTGTGGCTGTGGTTGGTAGTCGCATTGAACTTAATTCAGGTCAGCCGTCTGTGCGACCGTCCAAGGTGCAACTACAGTGAACTACAGAGGCAACCACCGCAAATATGAGCCAGGAAGTTCTCAGTATCGGATTTACGGATACGGAGATGTGGTTACGCGGGACGGAAAGTTTTGGATTTGTGGCGTAACACAATCGTATGGATATCTTCCAAGCGAAAGCGATTCAGGATTCACTCTTATGTCTTTGACTATCGACCCATCACCCAATCCATCGTATATTGACGGAGGAACAGTCTGATGCCAGGAGTGTGCCGAGCGTACATAGATACTGCTGGAGGAACTATTTTAATAGGTGATTCTTCTGTTCTTATAGAAGGACAGCCTGTGGTTGTAGAAGGAAATCCTGTTGAAGACCACGGAAACAACGAACACGACGCAGCAACCATGATTAACGGCAATCCACGAGTTGTAGTAAATGGAATTCCTGTTTGTACAGAAGCAAGTCAAGCAACTTGCGGTGATATTCCAACAGGTTCAGCACGAGTAATAGTGGGGTAATTTATGGCGTGTCCATGCAAGCAAAAACTGACTGACGAACAAAAGACTCTTGTAAATTCCCAAAACGGCAAAACCTTTGTGCAAAACACAACAGGTGGTGCGGCTGGTGCTGTTAGTAGCGGTCTGTCTCAATCTCTTTCACGATTAACTGCCATAGCAACAGCAGTAACAAATCCTGGAGGAGCAGGAACAATAGGAAACGCTTTGGGACAAACAGGCGTTAATGTGGGTACATTAAATAGCGTTATAGGAAATGTCACCACGATGCAATTGGCTGTGAACGCTTTTAAATCACAAGCAGACCGATTAAGCAACCCCCAAACCCTGATGAGCACAATAGGCAGCATGAATTTTTACGCTAACTTGGGATGTGCCCTTGGAATAGAGGGGCTTGATGTGACTCTTTCCATAGGAGTACTGACTGGAAACGGTCAAAACGCAATAGGTGTGGCAGGAAATGTTAATTTAGACTTGGAAAGACTCCTTGACAATTTTTCTAGAAATCCATCAGGTTCAGGTCTTGAGGCTACTGCCAGAGACTTTAATGCTGGATTAGAGGGAATTAGCAGCAAAATAAATCAAGCAACAGGGCTACTGAATGATGTGACTAGCAAAAGTGTTTCTATGATTAGCCAAGCCGCTGCTGCTATTCAAAATTATACTCAAGTAAATTTCTTTAGTAATCTTGTTGGTGAAGCAAACGACCCGTGCAATAAAATGGGAGTTGCTGTTAATGGTGGTGGATTGTTAACACCAGAATTTCAACAGTTGGCAGGAGCAGCAAACGCTTCTCTTGCTTCGCCATTCTCAAGTTCAGGGAGCACGACAACCCGATGACTGAAGAAGTATCCACCGTCTCGTCTTTTAAAGAGATATTTTACTCCCTCGGTGAAATGATGGGAGTGTTTGGTGTTGGAATTGTTGTGGGATTGTGGACCATGATAAAAAAGCGAAAGATTGCTGCACGAGCCGATGTGAAAAAAGAAGAACGAATTGCACGGACACACAGCCGCGTTCACGAAACCTTGACTGAATTGCGTCTACTTGTGCGTGCGTCCCGAGCCGTGGTGTTTCAGTTCCATAACGGTGGCAAGTTTGCAGACGGCAGTTCCATAAAGCGGTTCTCTGTTACCCACGAGTCGTGCGGAACAGGGGTTCAGGGAATGCTTTTGGAATCACAGGATGTTCTCCTGACCCGATACAAAGAACTAGTTGATATTTTAGATACCCGTAGCAATAAAATAATTAGAACAAGCGACCTGCCCCAGTGCTCGTTTCGTTACGGACTTGAAATAAATAATGTACTGTGCTTTGCGGTTAGCCCACTCCGATGCGAAGACGGGCTGACTCCTATGGGTTTCGTATGCTGCCATTGGTGTGATTTTTCAGAATTAGATGCAGTTCACGCAGAAGGAATATCTGAAAATTCTCTTGGAGAAGTGATTTGCAACTCCACCAAGACCATAAACACCCACCTGACTCTAGGTAAGCCGTAATGCCAATAAAGATTTCAACATCTCAGCAAGACCCTGTTTACACCGATATTGACCCTACCATGACCCGAAATCTAAAATCGGGAGATGTGAATATCTTAAAAGACACCAAATCCATTAAAACCGCTATTCAAAATTTGCTGTCCACCGCGTTTGGTGAGCGGCTGTTTCAGCCACAGGTGGGTGCGTCACTCCGTCCACTATTGTTTGAGCCAGTGGACGCTATTACAGCGTATGAAATACGAGACAGAATTACCGAAACCATTCGAAAGAACGAGCCGCGAGTAAGCAATATAGTAGTGGATGTTGTGTCTCCTCCTGATTCCAACGAGTATCAGATAACCGTGGAGTACACCATTCAATCTGTTGGAGCGGTTGAACGGCTAACCACGCTGCTTGAAAGGATACGCTGATGGCACAAAACTCAAACAACCTGAATGTGGTTGGTCTTGATTTCACCGAAGCAAAAGCGTCTCTACAGGCATTTCTTGAATCACAGAGCACCCTGAAAGACTACAATTTCAATGGGTCGGTGTTGAGCACTATTTTGGATGTAATGGCATACAACACCCACTACCAGAGTTTTTATGCCAACATGGTTGCAAATGAAATGTTTTTGGACAGTGCTGTTACCCGTCCGTCAATTGTGTCTCATGCCAAACAGTTGGGATACACACCACAGTCTGCCCGTGCTGCCACTGCCACCTTGACTGTGCCTTTGAGTGGAGTTGCTGCCACAACCAACACCTATTTGTCTCGTGGAACTGAATTTACTGGAACAGATGACGAAGGAAGCCAGTACAAGTTTGTTTTGTTGGATAATGTTTACGCAAACACCGAAACTGATGCGTTTGAAGACATTGATGTATACGAAGGCAGCATTCGTAGAGTGAGTTACATCTACGACCGAAACAAGAAAGACTTTTCTGTTCTGCTGATTCCAAACGACAAGATTGACACCACAACCATTCGTGTGCGTGTTCAAAATTCTGTCACAGACACCACAGGCTCGTCGGATGTGTGGAGCGAAGCCACTTCGTACATCAATCTGACTCCCACTTCCAAGGCGTTCTTCTTACAGGAAAAGGAAAAGGGATTATACGAACTGTATTTTGGTGATGATTTCCTTGGCAAACAGCCTGCTACTGGAAATTTGGTTTCAATTGAATACTTGGAAACCAATGGTGCAGTTGCCAACAGCATACAAACATTCTCTAGCAATGTGGCAAACTTGGGTACTCCTGAAGCCGCAGAGCCGTCTTCGGGTGGTGCTGACTCTGAAGCGTCTACCCGAATCAAGTTCATGGCTCCCAAGTATTACAAATCGCAGAACCGAGCGGTCACAGAGAGTGATTACATCACAGCAGTCAACAAATACTACACCAACGCTGCTTCAGTTTATGTGTACGGTGGAGAAACCACAACACCACCCCAGTACGGAAAGGTGTTTATTGCCATCAAGCCCCAATCGGGGTCTGCTCTTTCAGACAGTGAAAAGCAGAGTCTAGTAAAGACACTCCGCGATAACGCATCAGTAATGACTATTATTCCTGAAGTGGTTGACACCGACTATCTTGATTTGGTGGTTGATTCCAAGATTACATACAACCCGTCTGCTCTCAACATATCACCTGGAACCCTGAAGGCACTGGTGGTGTCGTATGCGTATTCGTTCTCAAATGTTACCCTGAACTCTTTTGGTTCTAATTTTTATTACTCTCAATTCATTCGTGGAATCAGCAACCTGCACCCTGCAATTCTCAGCAACCAAACCAAGATTAAATTGAGAAAGACTGTTGAAGTAGGACGAATCATAGCGTCCAAGGGTGTGTTTATTGATTTTGCAAATTCTATCTACCATCCACATGAAGGACACAGCGGTATTGTGGTTACATCCAACATGTTCCCACACAAAAACAGAGACGGTATTACTGTGTATAACTGCATGTTGGAAGACGACGGACACGGAATGATAAATGTTGTGAAGTACTCCACGGACGGTAGCAAAGAAGTAATATTGGAATCGGTTGGCACAGTTGACTACGCCAAGGGAATTGTGGGTATGAATTCAAAGTTTGTTCCACAGATTTCAAACACACTTGTATACGGAATAACTATAACTGTGATACCTGAAAACCAAGACCTGTTTGTTCGTGAAAACAAAATTATTCGCATAAACCGTGGATACTCTGATTCTGTGTCTGTGGCACTTTCAACTGAAGCAGCGTCTCGCGCAAGTTCTAATTCGTAATTCTTATGGTTGACCTGAAAAACATCGTTCTGAAAACCCCTGTTGAAACGCTAGAGCGGTTATTGTCTCCTTTTATTGAGGAGCAGTTTCCGTCTTTTATGCGTAGAGACTACAGAAAATTGGTGTTGTTCATTAAAGCGTATTACGAGTGGACAGAGCAGCGTGGAAATCCAGGGTTTGTGTTGTCTCGCTTGGACACTATTTACGATATTGACCGTAGTTTGGATGAGTTTTACAGCCACTTCAAAGCAACTTACCTAGACGGATTTCCTGAATCGTTTGCTACCAATACAAGCGGAAATCGCCCAAACAAAAACACACTACTCAAGCACATCCGAGATTTTTACGGTAACAAAGGAACAGAGAACGCCTACAAATTTTTGTTCCGAGTGCTCTATGATAGTGATATAGAATTTTACTATCCCAAAGAAGACATTCTTAAAACATCAGACGGTCGTTGGGTGGAAAATATTTCCATAAAAACCACATCAACAAGTGGTTCTGTGTTGTTTAGTGCAAAGGGCACTACCGTATATCAGTATGTTGGAACTGCTCTTGTGGCATCTGCTGATGTTGATAATGTGGTGCAATACAATCAAAACGGTTACGAGATTACCGAGTTCTTCTTGAAAAACTTGGTTGGAACCTTTACCAACTCAACCCCTGTTACTTTTGTTATAAACAGCCAATCGTATACTGAAAACCTGTATAGTGTATTGTCTGAATTCTTTATCCAAACTCCAGGAAAAAATTTCCGAGTGGGAGATGAAGTTCTTATCACAGACACCAAAGGCACAGGATTTTCTGCGTTTATTGAGCAGACGGGTCTGGGCGGAACCATCAAAAAGATTGGTGTCAAGAACTCAGGCATCAATTATTTCAATACTGTTACAGTATCGTTTATCAGCGAAACAGGTGATTTGAGTTCGGCTGTTGTTCTTGCCAGTCCAACTGCTGTTACACGGTATCCAGGATTTTACATAAACAACAGCGGTAAACTGTCGTCCACAAAAAGAATTCAAGACGGAAATTACTATCAAGACTTTTCGTATGTGCTAAAGACCGCTGTGAGTCTAGACACATATTTTGGTGTGTTGAAAGAACTGGTTCACCCTGCTGGAACCCGAATGTTTGGTTCTATTCTTGTGAAAGACGCTTTGGATAACACCGCAAACACCTCCACGCAGGGTGTGGTTTTCCGCGACCCAATTATTGGAAACTATACTCCGTACACTAGCGGAACCACTCTAGATTTACGAAACAATGGACGGACTGGTGGCGGTGGATGGTGTGGAGCAGAGGGCGACCTGTATCCATTGGGTTATAATCCGTATATCGGCAGCACAAGCGAAGTTGGACCTAGTGGCAAGACTGCTCCACTTGGAACTCTGTTCTACGGAACTTCTTTGGGGTACACCTATTGCATCGTGCCTGAAGGCGGCAGAACAGCCCACGACCCGCTTGGTGCTCCTCTTGGCAGCACTACCTCGTGGTTGAGTGGCAAAGAAACCAATCTGTCTCCTCAAGGTATGCGTGGGCTTGTGTTGTGGTTGAAGCCTGAAAATATTGGTGTGTGTGGGTCTGCTGTAAACGGTGCAAGTGTGGATGTGTGGCGAGACGCATCACCATCAGGCAACGATGCTATGCCCCCCACATGGGACAAGTGGAATGGTGTGGCACACATCACGCACAATGCAACCACTTCTAGTGGTTGGGCGAGACAGGTGTATGACAACACAAATCCTGTTACAAAAATAGCGTTTGTGTTTAATGGTTTATGTGGAGGATTCACTCAGGGAAGACTGTGTATGGTTGGTTTGAATACTGCTTCGGATGTAACAACTGCTGCTTATTATCCTGGAAATTGGGTGTATTCATACGGGCCACATTCCTCTTATCCAAATGAACAAAGACGAGTTTACTATATTCAATATGGTTCCGCAGGTACATGGACTGGTTTTAGCGAAACTACTCCGAAACTAGACGGATTTGACAATGATGTGTTTGAAATGGAGTATGTTGAACCCAATCTTATTTGGAGAAAAAATGGTGTAGTCAAACGCACACTGTATGTGGGTTACGGACAGACATTTTATGCAGATTCTTCTTTTTACTTTGAGGCAGCAGATGCGAGTAGAACTGGCACATCGGTAACTATCACAGAACTGTCTTATAATGGCAATCCCGTGAATCCCGGATTCACAGCGTCTTCTGGAATGTCTGCCGTTAAATATGCAGGAGTCACCGTAGACAAACTGCGTCCCACATTCCAAACCGCGTCAGCCAACGGTGCTACAGGTGTATCATTCAACGGTGGTTTGGTGTTCTCGCCACAGACCACATATCGTGGAGTCAGTCTTGCAGCAGGCATCAGTATGGGATTCACTGCCGCAGGCAGCAGTGCAGAAAAACTCTTGACAGGAACCCACATGTACCTGAAGCGTCCACTAAAGGTCACGGACGACGCAGACATTTTTGTGGTGTACCGAACCACGCTTGAGGGATTAAGTTACGGATACGGGCTGTTAGCGTCTCGCAACACCAATGTGGCATACGGCAACAACACTCGTCTTGATTCGGTGATGTTTAGCCGTTCGTATAATGCTGAAGACCGAAACCTGTCTCTCCAAAACTCGTCGTATTACACCATTCTGCCCAACGGAACGGTGTTGTATCCAGGAGCCTCCCTGCCGCCTGCGGGTTTGGTTGGTTTCCGTCCGTATGGTGATGCCACAGGTGTACTGCAAAACTTTATTGCATACGACCCCCATGTGGCAGGTGTGTGTATGGGCATCTGTGTGGGTGAGGCTCGTCGTGACACCAACAACAAGATTGAGTCGTTCCTGAACGGCGACATTGCCACCAACAGTTCGCCTGTTACTGGACGCAGAATTGTCTCGGTGAGTGCTCCACCAACAGACAACTTTATAACCACCAAGAATCTG